TCGAGAAGAAAAAATGATATCCGAGTCGATATATTGAGCTCACGTTGGATGCGTTTAAAATTGAGAAAAATAGCTTATGAAATTGAAGACGAGATTGTCAAAAAAAAGCTACTAAAAATAATAAAAGAAACAGCTTCAGACATTCTCGAAAAGGAAGCAAGTTTAGCGATGGCAATCAAAGAAGAAAAGGAGTTTACAAAATGAGCGACGAAAACAAAGTAAAGAAATGTGTTGATACATTGATCAAAAAAGCTTCAATCCGCGGCGAGCTTTGCAACGCATATTTAATGCGAAATCAGTTGCAGAAGTTGGAGCAAAAACTAAGCGATGAGATTCTTCTAAAAGAGTGTCAACTAGCGGGGCTTAACAGCGAAGAAAAGGAAAATAAGAAATGACAACAGAAACAAAAACAATAATAATATGCGCTTTCCCAACAGCGTTAATTCTCGGAGATATTGGCGCGGCGATAGTATATGCATGTTATAAAGATTGGCGCATGTTTGTTTATTGGGTAGCAGCAGCAACCTTGACGGCGAGTGTAACTTATAAATAAAATAGAAATGCACTTGACAAACGGTTTTTCCGTGCTATATTATTAATGTTGGTAAAATCACGGCATTCCGTCGGATAAGATCACACCAGCGGCGAAGATGTCTTAACAGCAGCCGCGTGAATTTAGGCAAAGTGATAGAAAGAGGGTGATTATATAAGAATCGGTTAGAACGCAAAATATAGCCGTTTGCGTTGAATATTGAAGTATAACAAAGAAAAGGAAGCCGAAACGGAGGAAACATGGAAAAAATAATTAAAGCACTTGAAGCAAAGCGCAAAGAGATGGGATTAAACTACAATGAATTATCTAAGCAATGCGGAGTTGCGGAGAGTTCTGTTAAGTCAATCTTACAGGGCAAACAGAATGCCAGTATGCGATCAATAATCAGCATCGCGTTGGCATTGGGATACAAGTTTGAGATGGTGGAAACCAGTAAATAAAATAGGTGTTATTAATTTATAATAAATCACCCAGCGCCCAGCGTCGTTATTAATTTAGCGGCGCTTGTTGCCTTTCTTGGTATGTATGCTATAGTAAATCATGAACTTTTTTGATAACAACAAAAACTTTATCCTATCACGGGCGCAGTATTACGCACGGTATATCAGCCGTAAGACTGGAAGCTCTGACAGGGAAGACTTCCAGCAAGAGCTATGTATTGCTATCCTTATTAAACAATCGCAGTACAACAGTAAGAGGGCTTGCCAGCATACGTTCATAAATGTAGTGATGCGATCAAAGGCTAGGGATATCATAACGAAGATGTTCAATTACCGCAGTGCTATACAAGCCTATAAGGAGTACACTGGTGATTAACAAGGTTATAGCGTTGATAGACATCAACGAGTACATATTAACGCTACAGGAGCCGTACAGGCAATGCGTGACGATGTATCTAGTTGACAACTTGGCAGTGTCGGAGATCGCAAAGTGTATGGCGGTATCTCCTAAGTGCGTATACAACAGGTTGAAGAAGGCTTTAGCACCATTAGCTAACGAGTATGAAGTAAGCACAAAGAGCAGTGTTAGGGGCGTTGAACCTGAAAAGGTTAGGAAGTGATTAATATGGGTAATCTTAGAACATTTTCAAGCTCTAAAATTGAAATAGGGGCGAATAGGGGCGAATATACTAAAAATACGCAAAATAGCTCGGTTTTGGACGCAAAAAGGTACTACCTGTTGATTTGGAGGCAGTTCTAGCCGACCGGAAGAGCTACCTTATATCGCACAGTTAGTTTATTTTAGGGCTCACCCCCTTAATATTAGTAGAATCAGTACAAAAAGCTAGGGTTTTCGCCCCTATTTAAGTAAAACAAGAAAAAGGAGAATTGAAATGATGTTAAGAATAATGACACAAAGCGTCTGCTTCGCTTGGAGGTAAGACAAGAATTGAAATCTAATCACATGATTGTCCTGAATATTTATATAATTGCATTCTTAATGGATATTATATATCAATTTCAATAGAGACTGAGTCTAATTATTATGGTTCTCCTATAACTGAAAACATTTGTTTGCAGCAAAAGATTATCATAATCGCGATAGAAAAATTCATGGAAGGAGTAATTGAAAAATGAATATGATAAAATTACCAAAAGGGTGGAAAGCAATGCACAAACCAACAAACAAAGAATTATGTGAAGATGATTTAGCTAAATTTCTTAAAACATATTTTCCATTCGTCTTCACTGAAGAATGGACACCAAGCCAAATTAACGCAATTAAAAAGATCCAGAATTCAATCCTAACCGGTGAAATGTTTTCTGCTAAGTTCAACCGCGGCGAGGGTAAAACATCGTTATGTTTATACTCAAGCATATGGGCACTTCTTTTCGTACATAGAAAAAACGTCGTTGTTGTTGTTGATAATAAAGTTTCAGTAAATGAATTAATAAGATCATTCAAAATGGAGCATGAAAATAATGAATTATGGAGATATGATTTTCCAACCGACGACTATAGATATAATATATTTACGGCAATAACAAAAAAGCAATTTAACGGATACGGAGGTGGGTTTAAGTACTTAAAACAAAATGGAGAAACTTACCCGCCTGATTACGTTCTCGTTGACGATTTCCATATCGGCGAAAATGAATCTGGAATCATCATCGGCGGCGATATAATAAGAAACGCAAAATAACAAAGCATGTCAAAAGAAATAAAATCAGATTTTTCAATGGGCGATATCTTCCCAGAGACAACCGATGACGCTCAGCAAATAGAATCCCAGGCGATTAAGATATCAAATGAGCATTCATTTTTTCGGTACGTCGGTACTCGGAAAATAGAAGACCTGATTGGTGTCACTGCTAGAAATGGGATGAGTTATCATTTAATTTCTGGCGGTGGCATCTCCGCATTTGCATATTTGATGTGGATATGGAACCAGCAGGTCGTCGATGAGCTTATCTGCTCAACGTGGAAAATGTCAATCGCCGACTGCTATGAGTTCCAGCGAGCGGTGAAAATTGGGCGAATAAAAAAGTTGTCAATCTACGTCGGAAGCCTTTTTAAATATAGTTATCCGTCGCAGTACGCGCTTGCAGGTGACGTTTGTCGATCAACAGGCGGCAGGATTTGCATGTTTAACAACCACTCGAAGGTGATGGCGGGGCATGGCAAGAAGTTCTCATTTGCAATAGAGGGTAGTGCAAATGTAATGGCGAATCCGCGGACAGAACAGACTTCAATCACAATCAGCAAAAAATTAGCAACTTTTTATTTGGACTTTTATAAACAAGTCAAAACACGAGATAAATCGCAAATAAATATATAGAGTTGCTTTTTTGAAAGAACACGGGGTTTCATTTTTTTATGGCACTAAATATATTAAAATTAACGCAAGAAGAGTTTTTACTCGTCATCAACAAAATTGAGAAGGACACTCTATCAAAAGAGAAAATGAACCAAGATTTTAGGAATGGGGCTCCGATGAACGGAGACGGCACGATCAACTTATTAAATTATACAGCATGGCTCATTAAACATGGATGAATCTTACTTAAAAATATCACCAACGACATTGACGAAAGAGTTAAATTCTACGCCACTAGGTAAGATTTGCGGCCATGAACTGGTTTCTCAGCATCTTAAAAAAGCCGGCAGCAAAATATCCGGCGATAGCAGAAATAAACGCGTAAATTTATTCAAATATACAGCGTGGTTATTAAACAAGCGGAACAGGAAGACTTCACCGCAAAAGAATAAATCAGCATACGAAGAAACAAAGCGGGTTGCACGGCAGAAAAGTTTAGAGCGATCCGCCGTCGGCCGTGATATTGGAGACATTCCGGACGTCATTGATCCGCGGCGCCGTGAGTTGTGCCGATTAAATTTACGGCTGTATCTTGAAACTTACTATCCGAAAACATTTTATTTTAGTTGGAGTTCAGACCAGCTTTGCGCAATCACCAAAATTGAAAATTCAATCCTCCACGGCGGTATGTTTGCAATGGCGATGCCCCGCGGTACTGGTAAGACTTCATTATGTGAGAGCGCTTGCAGTTGGGCTATTGTCTACGGTCATAGGAAATATATTGCATTGATAGGGTCCACTGACGGCGCCGCAAAGCAGTTGTTAGATGAAATAAAAATCGAGTTTGAGACAAACGAAGACCTCTACGACGACTTCCCCGAGGTTTGTTTTCCGATTGTGGCGCTTGATGGTATTAACAACCGATGTGCCGGGCAGACTTGCAAAGGAGAACGGACTCGAATATCATGGACTGACAAGCGGGTAATTATGCCGACGGTCAATGGTTCTCAAGCATCTGGAGCAATTATTCAAGCAACGGGGATAACTGGACGAGTCCGCGGAATGAAGTACCACAATCCAGACGGCGGAACATTCAGGCCGGACTTCGCCATCATCGACGATCCACAAACCGACGAAAGCGCGCGGAGCTTTGACCAAAACAAAACACGGACAAATCTAATAGCCGGCGCGATCCTTGGACTTGCGGGCCCTGGTATAAAAATGGGCGCTGTAATGCCCTGCACAGTGATTAAGCCGGGCGACATGATTGACCAAATTTTAGATAAAAAAGTACACCCCGAATGGAATGGAGAGCGCCGAAAAATGCTTTTATCATTCCCGGATGACATGAAGATTTGGAACAAGTACAACGAAGTCATGGCGGATTCTTACCGCGATGGAAATGGAATCGCCGGCGCTACTAAATTCTACAAGGAACACCGCGAAGAAATGGACAAGGGTGCGAAAGTGTCTTGGGAAAAGAACTTCACCCCCGACGAATTAAGCGGAATCCAGCACGCGATGAATTTATATTTTCGTGATGAGCAGGCTTTTTTTGCAGAGTATCAAAATGAGCCGATCCCCGAAACCAACAACTCAGAAACGAAAATAACTTTGGATAATGTTTTTGCAAAAATGAACGGCTTAAAACGCAATGAGATACCAGACAAAGCCGATCACTTAATCATGTATATCGACGTACAGGGTAAATTGCTGTACTGGGGTATAATTGCCGTATCGGATAATTTCACCGCGTGGGTCATTGATTACGGAGGATTCCCACATCAACAACAGCGATATTTCACGTTGCGTAAGGCGAACCCGAATTTTGAAACTGTTTATACCGGGATGGGGCTTGAAGGGAAAATAAGACGCGCACTCGACGACTTAACCGGCGAATTTCTGGGAAAGCAGTATGTCCGCAATGACGGATTAGGAATGAAAATAGAGTGCTGTCTTGTTGATTCCGGCTGGGGTGAGTCTACGGATGCCGTTTATGATTTTGCTAAAGAGAGCGTTTACTCGTCGATTATCTACTCGGCGAAAGGGAAGGGAATAACAGCAGCGCAAAAGCCTTTCACGGAATATAAGAAACAGGTTGGGACTCGGTTGGGCTTCAACTGGCGCATTTATAAAGTAGCCAAAAAATCAGCTAGACTTTTTGAGTACGATACTAACTTTTTTAAGTCTTTTTTCCGGCAAAGACTCTTTACTCCAATCGGCGATCCTGGGAGTTTGACAATTTGGGGCAAGAATATCGAACAGCATCGTATGCTTGCAGAACATTGGACAAGCGAAATCAGCGTATTAACGTCCGCTGGCAGTCGAAAAGTTGACATTTGGACACTTATCCCAAATCGCGACAACCATCTACTTGATTTCATCGTCGGCGCATACGCTGCTGCATCTCACGCTGGATGTAAATTGCAGTATAAAACAGGTCCTAAGACGCTCAAACCACAGAAACGCTTAAATTACAAACGCCACATAACAGCAGGGAAAACAATAAAAGCGAGGATATAATAACCTAAATAGCATAAAAAAAGCACAAATATATAAAATTATTAGGAAAATATCGCCTAAATGTTCACAAAGCCGAATATCAAACATATATAGTTTATAGAGTCCAAATATTAAAAAGGATATATAAACATGGCTGACATAATCGACAATGAACCGCAGACGCTCAAATCTTACGAGCAGGACGGTGAAAAAGCAGTCTATCAGGACATCGACAAAGAGATCAAACTTCTTAAATACAAGCGATCTTTGGCGGCATCTCGTAACCCATTTGCTGCTTTGCGAGGGGCTCATATTTCAACCGAGGGGCCGGGACGTTGAAAAACAAAACAACTAATAAAGTACAATCACAGCTGAAAGCTAACTCGAATATAATCCGAGCGAAGTATGACGCTGCAAGTCTTGCAAAAGATTCTGTGAGACACTTTGCAGGGTCTGATTTTTTATCGGCCGACGCAGCAATTTCTTCCGACGTCCGCAGAATTATTATTTCCCGAGCTCGTTATGAAATCGGAAATAATGGCTACGGCGAAGGAATAATGAAGACACTTGCAGAGGATTGCATCGGAACTGGTCCACGTCTTCAACTTCTATCGGACGAGACGCTCAAAACCGACGGCAAACGGCAGGAAATCATAGAAGAGAAGTTCTCTAACCGAGAATACCGGTGGAAAGAATGGTGTAAAGCAGTCCACTTGCGTGATAAACTCAAGATTTGTCGTCGCACAAAGGCGCAGGATGGCGAAGTTTTTATTAAAAAAACTATAAATCCGAATCTTGACAATGAAATTAAGCTCGACATTACAACCTATGAGGGCGATCAAATAGCGTCGGACTACTTCAAATCCACAGAATATTACGAAAATGGCGGAGTAAAAGAGTTTGACGGGATTATTTATGACGCTTATGGCAATGTTTCAAAATATCGTTTCCTAAAAGCGCACCCCGGAAACAACAGTGTAATTAATTGTAATGTTTTAGAAGCGGACGAAGTCGAAGCAAAAAATGTAATCCACTACGCAAATATCGTTCGTCCTGGACAGCATCGCGGATTATCTGAAATCGCATCCACGCTTCCAATTTTCAATGATTTGCGACGATTCACAAATGCGGTGTTATCGGCTGCTGAAATTGCTGCTGAAATTGCGTTTATTTTAACAACTGACACGCCGGCGGACATCGATCCAGAGGGGCCCGTTTCTAATCCTGACGATCCACAGGGCGCAGAACATCTTCTTCCCGGTACTGTTATTGATTATGTCCGAGGACAGGGTATCTCAATGCCCGAAGGCTGGAAGGTAAATCAGCTTAAAAGCGAGCAGCCAACAACACAATATTCCGAATTTGTTAAAAACAAAATTCGCGAGGCTGCTCGTCCGCTTGGGATGACATTGAGTGTTGCATTAGGAGATTCGTCGGGATACAATTATGCTTCTGGTCGATTAGATCACCAGTCGTATTTTAAGCGTATCTTGGGCGAACGGGCATTAATTCAGGAAACTATACTTGATAATTTGCTTAAAAGCTTTGAAATGCTCGATAAAATTTATTACCCTGAGGATTACACAGGACTTAAACGGGTTGAACACACTTGGATGTGGGATGGATTTGGACATACAGATCCTGTTAAAGAGGCAAATGCACAGAAAACGCGCCTAATAGATTCTCAGATCGTTAGTAGAACTGAAGAGTGCGCAATCGAAGGCAAAGATTATTTGCAAGTTTTGCGGGTACAAGCTAGAGAAAAACAGCTAAGGGAAAAATATGGTTTAACAGAAGCTACTGAAACAACACAAACCACAACGGATTCAGACGATCCAGAGGATGATGAAGATGGAAAAGACGATGAAAAATAAGCCTGTAAAATTAGCGGCTGGGGAAAATATCCTTCATCTGCTGCAGGAAGACTCGGAAAAGATTAAAGACTTTTCAAAAATTAACGGCGTTGCGTATTCCGGTGGAACATTCGCGCAGTGGTGGGGCGGGCGAATCGTTGTTGATTTAAAAGGGATGGAACTTTCTAAACAGATACCCCTTCTTATTGACCATGCCAATACGCCCGAATACAAAATCGGCGAAGTTACCGCAACTATTTCAAGCAACATTTCTGTAACCGGCAGCGTTTCAAGCAAGACAGAACGCGGTAAATCAATTATAGAAATGGGAAAACAATACGATTGGCAATTATCAATCGGGGCTGAGGCAATCGAGAAATTGGTTGTTGCCAATGACGAAAAGATAGAAGTGAATGGGACAATGTACGATGGCCCGCTTACAGTTGTTACAAAATCAAAATTAAGGGAGGTCTCAGTTGTCGCCGTTGGCGCTGACAGCGATACCTATATGAAGATAGCGGCGAAATTCGGAGAGAGTAAATTTAACCCCAAAAGTGACCAACAAGGAGAAAACACAATGAAAGTAGAACCTGTCAAAAAAGTAGAAGCAAAAGAAACCGTGGTGATTCCAGAAGCAGAAACTCATATTTCTGAAGCGGACATCAAAGCAAAAGCGGAAGCTGATGCACAAAAGCGAATAAATTCAATTATTGAGCTCACTGCTGGTAATTTGTCGTTGCGTGAAAAAGCTTTGACAAATGGATGGACCGAAAGCAGAACCAAAGATGTCGTTGAAGCATTGGCGGCCGCAACAAAAACAATTCCCGAATCTGGAGTAAACATTTTAATGAAATCAAATTCTGACCTGAGCGCAAAAACGGTCGAAGCGGCAATGTTCCTTCGTTCCGGATTTACTGAGGAAGAAATTATCGCTTCCTGCGGTGAACAACAATTACAACTCGCATCGAGCCAATACCGCGACATGGGATTGAAAGATTCCCTTCGTGTACTTTGTCAGCTTGAGGGCAAGCCTGTAAGCAACGTCTTCAACAACGACACGATTAAGGCCGCATTTACTACTGTTTCGCTTCCCGGTATTTTGAGCAATGTCGCACACAAAGCCGCATTGAAATCCTACAACGCGCGCGGATCAGTGGCTGACAAACTTTGCTCCGTTGGTAATTTATCTGATTATAAAGAGGCATCTCGTTATCGCTTATCTGACGTCGGCGATATTGATGAACTTGAAGATGGAGGAGAGATCCAAACCGGGACACTTGGCGAAGACAGCGCAAAGAATCAATTGAAAACTTACGCGAAAATGTTCGAGTTTGGTCATAAGATGGTTGCGAATGATGACCTTGGCTTATTCTTGAAAATCCCTAAATCCATGGGCACAAAATGCCAACTCAAAAAAGACAAAGTTTTCTTTGAGCGTTTGAAATCAAACCCGATACAGGCAGATGGTAAGGCGCTATTCAGCGCTAGCCACAAGAATTATACAAGCGGATCAGACAGTGCGTTGTCTCTTACTTCGCTGCCTTTGGCTTATACCAAATTCTTGCAACAGGTCGACGCTGCTGGCGATTCTATCAGCGTCGCACCGAAATATCTGCTCGTTCCTACTGGCTTGTACAATACTGGTTTGGAAATTCTTAATTCTCAAACTATTCAGGGCTCGACAGCGAAATCCGTCGCAACAAACATTATCACGAAATACGGTCTTACACTTGTCTATTCTCAGTTGCTTGATACAGCGGCGACAGGATGGTATTTATTCGGCGATCCGAATGTTGTTGATACATTCGAAATTGGCTATTTTAATGGCCGCACCGCTCCGACAGTTGAACAAATTGATGTCGCGCCAAATAAGTTGGGTCTTGCGTTCCGTTGTTTCTTCAACTTCGGTATCCGTGAACAAGATCACCGCGGCATGACATTCAACGCCGGGGCATAATCGTAACCACAAACGGCGTCCTAAATAATTAGGGCGCCCAAATTTCAAAATATAAGGAGAAAATAAAAATGTTAGCATATATGTTAAAAGAAGGCAAATCTGTAAAATATACCCCAGTAGCAGCAGTTACCGGAGGAGATGTAATCGAATCCGGCAGCTTGTTAGGTGTAGCAACCTATGATATCGCAGCAGGCGAATTAGGCAACTTGGCGATTGATGGCGTAGGCGTATTTCCTAAAGATGACGCAGAAGCAACTTTCGGGCAGGTCCTTTATTGGGATGCCGCGAACAGTTGTTTTACATCGACAAAGGGCGCATTGACGAACCCCGGAATCTGTGTTCAAGCCGCAGAAGCTGGAGACGCAACCGTACAAGTAAAAATCGGATGTATTGAGGTCAGCAGCACTGTAATCAATGACGCAGACGAAAGCCAAACTATCGACTATACACCAGTCGGCGCATTAGATGCAAATGATGTGGTTGAATCTGGAAGTTTGCTTGGTTTTACTACGGCAGCTATCGAAGCTGGTGAATTGGGTAGCTTGGTCGTTGATGGTATCGGTACTTTCCCCAAAGATGACGCAGAGGCGACTTTCGGACAGGTCATGTACTGGGATTCTGCAAATGAATATTTCACATCGACAAAGGGCACATTGACGAACTCCGGCATCTGTGTTGAAGCGGCATCGGCAGGAGCATCAACCGTCAAAATTAAAATCGGCTAATTGGGGTGAAAAATGGCTTCGTTATTTGAACAA